GGAGATCAAGTCACGCAACAAGCCGTGGGAAGGCGAACTGCCCGACTACTGGAAGTTTCAGGGTATCCACCAGGCGATCTGCGCCGACGTGGACGAGATCCTGTGGGCCGTGTTCGATTCCTCGATGCAGTTGTTTCTGCACAAGCAGGAAGTGACCGAGGCTGAGAAGGCTGAACACATCGCGGCCTGCGAGTCGTGGCTGAACAGCATCGAGTTGGGCATGACCCCTACTGGTGTGAAGTGGACGTACGAGACGGTCACGCAGCGGTTTGCCGAGCCTGAACCCTCCGAGACTCGAGAACTGCCGACCGAAGCAGCAGAACTGCTCGCTCAGTTGAAGCACGTCAAGAGCGAACTCAAGTCGTACGGCGAACTTGAGGACAAACTGAAAGCGGAGCTGTGCGAGTTGATCGGCACCGCTGAAGTCGCCACCCTCAACGGGGTGACGGTCGCAACGTGGAAAGGTAAGACAACCAAGCGGTTCGATCAGAAGCGTTTCGTTGACGAGAACCCAGACGTTGCCGCGCAATACACGAAGGAATCCATCAGCAGAACATTGATCCTGAAAGGGGACAAGGCATGAGTGAGAAGAAGGTTGGGCTGGGCGATGTCCTGGCGAAGTACGGTGTGCCGGATCCGAAGATTGTCGGCAAGTTGCCCAAGGGTGGAACGACCCTTGACTTTGTCGGCCACGCCGATGTGACGAAGATGCTCATCGAGATCGATGAGAACTGGACGTGGGAGCCGGTCGCGTTTGATGACCAGGGTTTGCCCGCGTACCGCGTCGAGAACGGCATGGCTCACATGGCTGGCTGGATGACGATCCACGGCGTTCGTCGTCTCGGCATCGGCTCGGTGCAGCACAACAAGGGCGACCTGCTGAAAGAACTGGTCAGCGACTTCATTCGCAACGCGGCCATGCGTTTCGGTGTCTGTCTCGCGCTGTGGACGAAGCAGGAATGGGACGATGTCGATCACGCACCGGCAGCCCCGAAGCCTGCTGCCCCTGCGCAGAAGAAAGTTGGCACGGCTGCCAAGAACCCGACCACGCCACCGCCTGCCGAGGAATCCCCGAGCGATCCGAGCAAGGTGATCACCGACTCACAGCGTCAGCAGTTGCAGGCGGCCTGCGCCAAGTCGGGTATCGACCCGCGTCAGATGGCTTCGGTTGCCGGCATCACCTGGGAAGAGGACATCTTTGAGTCCGACCTCGCGGCATTGCGTGAAGCGTTCAAGACTCTCAAAGCACAGCGGGGTTAGTCATGCCGAATCGCAGAACGGTTGACCCGACTGGTCAGCAGCCGTCGTCCAAGATGGTGTCATTCCGCATCGATCCCAGCCAAGAGGTCGAGATGGATCTTCTCTGCAAAGCCTACGACTGTTCGCGGTCGTCGCTGTTCCGTCGCCTGTTGAAGCAGGCGGTGCAGCAGGTGCAGGAGGGTACGGTCTAATGACTCTTGAGGAGGCGATGGGCTGGATGATGACCGGCTACATCGTGACAGCTGGTGTGTTGATCGTCGGGTGGTGGATCCACAAGTACAACAACAAGAAGGGGAAGTAATGGCTGACGAGATTTGGGAGTATTACGCACGGGACGCGCAGCGGGCTATCGAATCGCTGACCGAACAGTTGCGTGAAGAGACTGCCGAGCGTAAGCGTTGGCAGGCTGTGGCCGAAAGGTTCTACAACCTGCACCCTGCGGACATTCCTGGTTGGCAGTACGCCATCGTTGCGTACGAGGATGCGGAGAAGAAACGTGATGCAGCTTGATCAGGTCGTTTCGTTTCGGTTGACGACCGACAAAGGTCCGATCCCGATCACCCTTTGCGCTTGCGGTGTGTTGGTGCTGTCGTCCATGACTGGACATTTCAACGGTTGCGAGTATCTCGCCATGAGGAAGGAGGAAATGGGTGAGCAAGCAGAGGGCTAAGGGGACGCGGGCCGAGTCTGGTGTCGTGGAGTTTTTGCGCCAGAACGGTTTCCCGTATGCGGAGCGTCGTGCGTTGCACGGGGCGTTGGACAAGGGTGACATTACGGGGATACCTGGCGTGGTCATCGAGGTGAAGGATCACGCGAAGATCACGTTGGCCGAGTTCATCTCGGAGTTGAAGGAGGAAGTGAACAATGCCAATGCTGAGACTGGTGTGGCTGTCATCAAGCGCAGGGGTACTCTGCAAGTGGGTGACTGGTACGCCGTGATGCCGGTGTCGTGGTGGGTCGATCTGCTGAAGGAGGCTGGTTACTGATGAACGACCTGCAGGCTAAGCGTCTCATGCAGACGTTGTATGAGTTGTGGCAATGCGATGCTTGCGACGAGTATTCGGCAGTCTGGAACGATGGTTGCACTAATCCGTTGCACAAGATTACGGAGTGGTCGTGGGAGGAATATCCGTCATGAAATGGAAACCGTTCAACTCGGGTACGCCGTATACCTGTAAGGACTGTCCGGCGTACGCCGAGTTGATCGCAGACCGTGACCGCTGGAGGATACTTGCCGAGTTTTTGTGTGACCAGCCTCCAAGTGTTGTCGTGCCGGACGAGATTGCACGTCTGTTCCCGCAGCCGATGGTAAGGGAGGAACGTGGTGGTTGACAAACTGAATCATGCCGGTGACCGCATCATCTGGGAGAACTCGATGGAGATGCTCGATGACATTTGGAAAGCCCGCGCCGAGCGGGATGCCGCACGTCGTCGGGTCAGCGACCTCGAGATGATCATCAAGTTCATGCAGCACGGCGACGAAATCTACGAGGTGCAGTAATGGCCATCGGAAGCGGAGCCGAGATCGGCATCGTGTTCGGCAGGTGGGGCGACATGACCGAAGCCGAAAAGGATCATTGGTGTGCCACATTCCGTGACCGGTTCGGTGCAGACCTGCTGAAGGGGTATGCGACCCTGCACTATGCAAGGAGGGATCATGGAGCAGAAGTCATCGAACTCTCGCAACATCGTAGAGCTTGACGAATACGAACTGTTTCACGCAGCCACGGCTGGTGTGCAGCGTCGTATCTCAAGCCTGAAGAAGAATCGTCCCCAGTTGTACGGTGCCGACGAACGGCGGAACTACTGGGAGATTGACATCATCGGGATGATGGGCGAGTACGCGGTATCAAAGTACCTGAACATTCATTGGCAGCCGGCGACGAACAAACGTCTCGCTGATCTGCCTGGTGACGTGGGTCGATACGAGGTTCGGTCATCGACGTGGCCCGATGCCCATCTGCTGGTGCGTGAAGCTGACAAAGACAAGTCGCCGTACATTCTGGCTATCGTCCACGAATCGTCGGTGGATCTGCGCGGATTCAAGTTTGGTGTCGATGCCAAGCAACCCGAGTACCATCGTGAGCGTCAGACGTATTGGGTTCCGCAAGCGGATCTCGAGCCAATGGCAATGCTGCCCTTCCTGCTAGGGTAGTCCTTTGTGTCATACAGATCGGAGGTTTATGGGAACTAACTGACCTTGTCCGTTGTCGAAAGGAGCCATCATGCGGAAACGCATCCTGACCCCAGTAATCCTGTCCCTGTCCCTACTAGCCACAAGCCCCGCAGAGGCCGCTGGAAGCCCCGCTGAGGGCCGCAACAGCGATATCTGCACCAAGTACGTCAACCTCGCCAGGAAGGTGGGTTGGCCGAAGTCAGACCGTTGGATGTTGAGACTGATCATGTACCGCGAAAGCCGGTGTCAGCCAACAAGCATCGGGAGGAACCGTAATACGAAGGGCGAGGTAACTTCCCAAGACTGGGGATTACTTCAGATCAATGATGTGTCATGGGTTCGGTATCTTCGTGACCTGGGCATCATCAAAGATCGTGAGGATCTTCTGAATCCACGAATCAATCTCACCGCTGCACTAGCGTTGAGAACCTACAGCGTCGAAAGGGGACTATCACCGTGGCATCAATGGCGAACAAGCAGTCCGAATGGGTCTGCCGGTTCTGCGGTGTTTCCGTGAAAGTTTTCGTTCGACTGTCAGTACCACCAACACATAGCTGCCGCAAGAAACGGTGGCAGCAGATCAACCTCACCTTGAAAGGGGAGCAATGAATACCATCATCATCACGGGAAACGTGACGAAGGATCCCGAGATCCGCTACACCAACAACCGGACCGCGATCTGCGTGTTCTCCGTTGCCACGTCATACGGCAAGGACGACAAGAAGCAGACCACGTTCCACGACGTGAAGGTTTTCGGTGACATGGCCGAGAATGTCGCAGCGTCGATTACCAAGGGTGTGCGTGTCACAGTCCACGGTCGTCTCGAGAAGTCAACGTACGAACGCAAGGACGGCGGCAAGGGTATGTCGGTTGACATCGTTGCCGAGTCGGTTGCCCTCGACGTGCGGTTCCGTCCTGCGTACGCAGACCAGACCGAGAACACGATGAAGCAGGTGAAACAGCAGTTCCCGAACGCGCAACTGCTCGATGAAGAACCTCCGTTCTGATGTGAGAGCCGGCGTGATGGCCGAAATACCGGCAACCGAAAAACAACTCAAGATGCTTTGGTCTTTACAGAAACGGTTGGGTATAGAACCGAAATGGTTTGATGACATGAGCAAGAGACAAGCTCAAGAGTTGATCAGCGACATGGTCGATAAATGCACCGTGATTGAAAACATGAAAATAAACCAGTCAACTAATGATTGGTCGTTGTAATTGTGTGAGCATTGTGGGACAGTCTCGCGGGCGTTGACCGTCTGGTCTGTTGAGGACATGGCGTTCTGCGCCTGCGACTGCCATAACGCGCGGCGTTATGACCAGATGAACACGAAACAACGGAAGAAAGCAAGGGGAAAAGATGATCGAAAGACCTAGATGGATGCGTCGGGGGAACTGTGTCGGGGTTGCCGGCACCGTGTTCTTCCCAGACCTGGTGGGGATCAGCGACAAGGTGGCGTTTCGGGAGGCCCGAGCCTTGTGCGAAACCTGCGAAGTGCAGAAGGAATGCCTTGAGCAGGCGATGCGGAACGAACTCGAACAGCCGCGCAGGTTCGGGATGTGGGGTGGCCTGACACCGAAGGAACGGCGCGGTCTACAATCTGAGCGTGACGCGCAAGCGGCGAGGGAATTGCAGCGAATCCGAGTGCAACCTGCCCGCCAAGGGCAAGGGACTCTGCAATCGTCACTACTTGAGGCTTTACCGGACCCAGAACTTGGAGCGTTCGAGGGAAGCTGCTAGACGCTACGCCGAGACGCACCGTGAACAGCGTCAGGAATACAAGCGTTTGTATAGT